AATGTTTTTAAATAATTTTTATATGTTATACCATTTTTATCAACACACGTCCCTTTCAACGGATTACATACCTTGCTTTTTTTTTCACATTCTTTTATTTTTTCTTTTGTACATTTATCATTTTCTTGTTTTGGTGGTGTTTTAGGTTTTTTTAATTCTTGTTTTGGTGGTGTTTTTTGTTTTTCTATTTCTTGTTTTAGTGGTGTTTTTGGTTTTTTTAATTCTTGTTTTGGTGGTGTTTTTGGTTTTTTTAATGTTTTTAAATAATTTTTATATGTTATACCATTTTTATCAACACACGTCCCTTTCAACGGATTACATACCTTGCCTTTTTTTTCACATTCTTTTATTTTTTCTTCTGTACATTTATCATTTTCTTTTTTATAAGGATCGCTCATATATATATATTACTCTATAATTTGTAATTATTTTATTGAATATTAAATTCATTATTTTTAATTAACTCAGTAGTTAATTTAAAAATTTCTATTCTTTCTATATTTTTCTTATTTATTTTACTTATTACACCATCATAATCAAACCATTCTAATGCTCTTATTTCACGTGTTTGTTCTAAACAATCTATGTCTAACTCTAATTTAATATTTTTATTTATTTTAGCAATATAATATACATGTTTATACAAAATATTGTTACTGCCATAAAAAATTTCTTCAAAACTTTTTAAATCATATTTAATATCAAAATCTAATTTATTAACTCTAGTTTCCTCACAAAATTCTCTAATAGCACAATCAATATTATTTTCTTTTAATTTTCTTCTTCCTTTTGGGAAACCCCATTCTTGTTCATAAAAAAAAATTTTTGAATTATTTATTATTTTATTTAATAAATTATTATTAAATAAAAAATTATATTTTCTTTTAGAATCTATATATTCTGATGTATTTTTAATATTATTATTATGAGGTTGTGACCACGCGTAATTCCAAACAATATCAAAATCATTATTAATTAATAAATTTTTTTCATCATTAGTCATATAATTAATTAATTCAATAATATATTCAATATTATTTAAATTATATTTACCTCTTATAAATTCCATAAAAGACAAACTATCTTTGCGCTGTATCATTAAATATTTAATTATTCCATTTTCTATTTTATAACATATTATACCAAAACTCATTATAGGATGTAAACAATCTTTATATAAATGTCCGTTAAAACCACAATTGCGACATGTTTGTGGTCTTAAATTATTTTTAGGTAAAGTATCTTCAAAATTTTTTTTTTTCATTTCCAGTTAAATTAATATAATGCGATAAATTCTTAAATCTTATATAAATAATAAAAATAATTTTATTTAAAGTAAACTATAACTAGATGAACCATAATTTAAATTAGAATATCCATCTAGTTGAGCACCTTGAGGAGGTCTGGGTGGTTGACCACCTTGAGGAGGTCTGGGTGGTTGAGCACCTTGAGGAGGTCTGGGTGGTTGACCACCTTGAGGAGGTCTGGGTGGTTGACCACCTTGAGGAGGTCTGGGTGGTTGACCACCTTGAGGAGGTCTGGGTGGTTGACTACCTTGAGGAGGTCCGGGTGGTTGACTACCTTGAGGAGGTCTGGGTGGTTGGTTACCCCGAGGAGGTCCGGGTGGTTGACCACCTTGAGGAGGTCTGGGTGGTTGACCACCTTGAGGAGGTCTAGGTGGTTGACCACCTTGAGAAGGTCTGGGTGGTTGATCACCTTGAGAAGGTTTAGGTGGTTGACCGCCTTGTGGAGGTCTGGGTGGTTGGCCACCTTGAGGAGGTTTAGGTGGTTGGCCACCTTGAGGAGGTTTAGGTGGTTGGCCACCTTGAGGAGGTTTAGGTGGTTGCTTACTAGATGGAGAAGGTTTATTTAAAATATTTTCTGCGAAATCATTCGCATCTTCTTGGCTTAATTTTTTGCTTTTATCATAATTATCAGATTTAGTTAAAGCATCTTTATATGTTATTATAGAATTAATAATAGAATATATTAATATAAAACAATATATAATAACAAAAGCAGCAATAACCCACGAATATCCATAACACCACCAATTTTTACCATTCCACGAACCACCAGTAACTAAACATGTTAGTTCAACAAGTCCTAATACAATTCCAGGAATAGCCATTAATAATATAAATAATATACTTAATAAACGTTTTCCTAATGGAACTTCGCTTTCCATAAATAATACAGCAAAACAAAATATAAAAATCGTAATCATAATAGCAATAGAAGCATATTTAGATTGGGGTGAACCTATAATTGCCTTTAAAAGTATATTAGCCATAATAATATTTGTTTCTATCTATAAAAAACAAAAGAAAAATAAAAAATGATAAAGTTTATTTAAATAAATGAATTAATATATATATATATGGGCATTCCTTATTATTTTTATATTTTAACTAAAAAATATAATTCTATTTTAACTAATACTTTAGATTTTAACCCAGATATATTTTGTTTTGATTTTAATGGTATTATTCATCCTATCGCCCTTAAAAATTTAAATGACGAAAAAATATTAATATCTTTATGGGATACTGTGGTTGATTATTCTAATAAATATAATCCATCTACAGTATATATATGTGTTGATGGAATTGCCCCTTTAGCAAAAATTATTCAACAAAGAAAAAGACGTTATTTATCAACATATAAAAAAAAATTAGATAAAGAAAAAATTATATGGGATACTAATGCGATAACGCCAGGTACTATTTTTATGACTAAATTAAATAATTATATAAAAGATAAAATAAGATATAATATTAATTATAATACAACATATTATTATAGTGGTAGTGATGAATGTGGTGAAGGAGAACATAAAATATTTAATATTTTAAAAAATATAGATGATAATAAAAAAATAGTAATTCATGGATTAGATGCTGATTTAATAATATTATCATTAATATCACATAAAAAAAATATAATATTAATGAGAGAAAAAGATGAAAAAAATATTAAAGATTTTAAATACTTAAATATTTATGAATTAAGAAAAGCAATTATATCAGATTTAATAATAAAATGGAATTTAAATAATAATGATTATGAAGATATTTTTTCAAATAATTCAAATGATTTAATAGAAAGTTATTGTGTAATGTGTTCATTATTAGGAAATGATTTTATTCCACACTTATTAACATTAAATTTAAAAAATAATGGTTTAGAATTATTAATTACATATACTAAACATTCTATTAATTTATATGATTTACTTGTTAAAAATGGAGAAGTTAATCATAAATGTTTAACTAATATTTTTAATCAATTATCTAAATCAGAAGACGATGATATATATAAATTAACAGAACAATATTTAAAAAAAAATATTCATAATAGTGAATTAAATAGTGATTATTATGCAATAAAAAATAAAGATCCTATTGCTAAAGAAATTTATTCGGATATAACAAAATGGAAACATACTTATTATAAAAACATTTTTAATACAAATATATATATTGATTCATCAATAATATATAATGCTTGTTTAAATTATATTAAAGGAATTTATTGGACATATTATTATTATAAATATAATATTATTGATCATGACTGGTATTACCCATTTGAATACCCTCCGATTATTAAAGATATATCTAATCACTGTAATGGTAATTCACAATCTATAATTATTAATAAAGGTAATTTTATTGATAATAATATACAATTATTAATAGTATTACCAAAATCAAGTAATAATTTAATTAAAGGATGTTATAAAAAATATACCGAAGATATTAATGAAGGGTTATATCATATGTATCCTGATACATATAAAATACATACTTTTCTAAAAACACATTTATGGGAATGTAGTCCTGTTTTACCAAAAATAAATATAGAATATATTAATAATATAATATATTAATAGATAATGGATATAATAATATATATATATATGATATTAATAATAATATTAATTTTAATATTTTATTATATTATAACTCAAAAAAAATATATTGAAAATTTTGAATTTAAATTATTAAATATAGAAAATAAATTATATTGGCATAGATTAGAATAATATATATTATTCTAATTTAATAAAAAATATATCATATAACATGTAAAGCATAAGAAAATATATTTAAAAACAATATATAATCTATAATAAAGTATGACAAATAATGATTTAAATTATTTAATAGAAAAGTATAATATTTTTTATATTGAAAATAAATTTAATATTAATCCACCTGTTTGGGTTATAAATAATAATGATATTTTTAATTCTTTTAATATGAATTTTCGTGGAGAAAATTCTTTTGTTTGGCAGGAAAGATTAGGAGACAATAAGGATGTATATGAAAAATATTATAATAAAATTAAACTAATAGACAATGATAATTTGTTTGAAAAAACATTAGAAAATGGTAATTATGGTTGTATATTTTATAAAATTAATAATATAAATATAAGTAGAGATTTATTAGATTCTATAACAGAAATTTATTTTCTAAAATCTTTTTTTTATAATTTAAACAATTTAACACTATTAGAAATAGGAGGAGGATATGGTCGTTTGTGTAAAAGATTTTTAGATTGTTTTCCAAACTCTAATTATTATATTACTGATGCTATTCCACATAGTTCATATATAAGTAAATTATATTTAGAAAATAATAAAGATAAAGTAATAAACTTATTTGATTTGGAAAACAAAATAAAAAAATCTGAAATAGATATAGCAATAAATATTCATTGTTTTGCTGAATGTAATATAGAAGATATAGAATGGTGGATAAAATTTATATTTTCTAAAAATATAAAATATATTTTTTATGTTCCAAATAATCCGAAAACAACATCAGAATATATGCCTTCAAATGATGGAAAATCAATATTAGAAATATTTAATAAATATAATTATAATGTAGTATATCATAAAAATATATATGATATATTAAAAATAAATTATTCATATGCTGTACCATTTTTTATTTTAAAAAATTCTGATTTTTAATATTATTTTATTTAATATAATTATGAGGAATTCGTAAAGTAATAATAGATGCGATACATATAGTGGTAATATATTTTTTTAAATAATGTTCTAACATTTATAATATTAGTGTATATATATATTATTATATAATATATATATCAATTTTTATTTATTTTTCTAATTCTCTAAGTTTTTTTTGATTTTCTTTACTTAATGAATTTAAATAATACCATTTTTTAACACTAATATCCCATTTAGCACCATATGATTTTGCTGTGTTTTTTTTTGCGAAACTAATATTAATATAATTTTTAGTTATTTCTTTATTTTCAATATCTTCAATAAAGGAATTAGTTAATTTTGTTTCTAATTCGTTAAGTTTTTTTTTATTATCTTCGGATATTTTATTATCATAATACCAAGATTTTTTATTATTATCCCATTTAGCACCAAAACTTTTTGCTAATTCTTTATCATTATAAGAAATATTAATATAATTTTTATCATTATTATAAGGACATTGTGTTACACCAATAGCGGAATTTGCTAATTTATCAGCATTTTCATTACCAATAGAATGAATATCTTGTTTATTTGTATGAGAATTAACATGAATTATTTTAACGTTAAATAAATCTTTAAATAATTCATGAGCTTTTTTAACTAATTCAACATTAGGAGGATTTTTATTATTACTTGTTTTCCAATCATTTCTTTTTAATTTTTCACCATAACTTGATGCACATTTTATAACATATTCAGAATCTGTATATATATTTATTTGTTCATTTCTAATAATTTCTTCTTGTAAAATTTCTAATGCTCTAATAAAAGCTGTTAGTTCTGCTATATTATTTGTATGTTTATCTCCTTTAATTTTTTCAGATTCATTTCTTATATCACCATCGCTAAAATAAACACCATATCCGCTTAAAGCATTTGGTTTTCCATTATTAGAACAAGCACCGTCTGTATAAACATTAATCATGATTAATATTAATTAATAATATAAGATAATCATTTTTTTATATAATCCTAAGTAATTTATATAATTTATTTGTATATTTTAATATGTTTTTTTATTATATAATTTTTACCAAAATTATTAAACTTATTATTTTTTAATTTTAATTTTTAATTTGTTTTCTCATTTTAATATCACTTGGTTTCCAAGATATATATATAATATTATTATTTGGAGATGGTAATACATTTATCAATAAACCATTTTTTTTTAATGCATTAACTACATATTCAATACATTCTCGCATTTTATATAAAGGTTTACCAATTATTACATAAGGTATTTCGAAAAATGTAGATAAACCACCTTGATGAGCTATTTCTTTTATTTTTTTATGACTTTTTAAAATAATTTCATCAAAAATTACATTTTTATTATTATCTTTTTTATTTTTGATATCATATAATGTATTTAGTGAAATTTGTGGGGTCATTTTAATTTATCATAATATTATTATTTATCCTTTAATATCATCTGTATTAATTTTTTTCCATATATCATTTAATATATTAGTAATTTCTGATAATTCATATTTTTTTTGAATATTAACAGCATTATTAAATTCATTTATTAATTTTATAGTATTAGGCTCTTTTTTATTATTTTCATCTACATGTATTACTAATTCACTATATCCTCCTATAAATTTTTTATTATAAAATATCATAGGAAATAACATATATTCATGACCAATTAGCGAACATGTATGTTCTAAAAAATTATTAATATTTCTTTGTGTAGTTAAATACTTATCGCAATTTATATAATCATAATAATTTATATTTAAAGAATTTAAAAGTTCTTTACTTTTATCACAAAAAATACAATTAGATTTTGATAAAATAGTATATTTATTATTTTCTAATATAATATCTGAATAATCACCCATCCTATATATTATAAAAAAATTAATTTTATATGTGTTTTATATATGTTTTATATATGCATTTTAATCCATTTTTCTATATCTTCCACAGATCTATCACCTTTAATTTCTGGTGTTGCTGCTTCTGATTTATATACAACAACATTGCCATCTGATTTAATTAATTGAATATGTGGAAATCCTCTAATACCATATAAATTCATTTTAGAGTTTCTTTCAGGATGATTTTCATTTATTTCATTGCAATTATTTGGAAATTTTTGTTGTAATTCATTCCACGCTGGTTTAAATTTATTACACCACCCACAACCATTCATAGAATAAAATTCTAAATTAAAATTACTATCAGTATTAAAATTTTCCGTAATTGGAGGTTTTTTAATAATAAATAAATATAAAACCGCAACAAGTAAAATTAATAATAAACTAATTAAAAAAACAGTAGTATAACTTATTGACATATTGCATCCTTTTTTAACCATATTAAATTATATTAATCTAATATAATATAATATTTTTATTTTAAATTATAATAATATTATTATAATTATTATATGATATATTATAATAATAATAAATTAATAACTCTTTGATAGAATATTCAATATTATAAAAAGCTATAAAATTAAAAATATGATAATTATATTTATTTATAAAATTATAAAATAAATCATAAGTTATAACTACTATTCTATCATTCATTTTAAAATTATTTAATGTATAATTATTATATATAGAATATGTTGAATGATTACATAATTTTAATTTTTTCGAAATATAATTAATATCTTTTTTATCATTAACAATAATAATAGAAAAATATATTGATATATTTTTATAAATATTTTCAATTGTATCAATAAAAAAATTCATATATATATATATATATATATATATATATTAAAATTTCATATATTAATATTTTTAAATAATTATATTATATATATATATTATATATAAAT